TATCGCTAGTAAAGATACTATCGAGGGTGTCATCGCTGTCAACAAGCACACAGCTAGCAAATTGTCGAAGTGGAGTTCGCACTCCCGCCATGATAGGTGTGGGAATGTTGATTTTGTGTTTTGAGATGGCATTGTAATACCTACGAACGTAATCGAGTCTGGATGACAATGGATAATCAGCAAACAGAGTGAGAGCGATCATCATGTACATATATTGTGGAGTCTCAAACGTCTCGCCACTGCTTCTATCCTGCACGAGGTACTTATCAACGACCTGACGTAGACCCGCGTAAGTGAACAAATAGTCACGATCATGATCAATCCAACTATTAACTTTGACCCATTCTTCATCGCTATACTTATCTAGGATATCTTCATCGTAGACTTTGTTAACTGTAGCATTATAGAGAGCTACATCATATACACTCGGCATACCTTCTTGCCAAATGCCTTTATGAAAAACTTGCTTACGAAGACCAAAGAGAAGCAGACGAGCAGCAACAAATTGGTAGTTAGGATTGTCTAGATTAATTAGATCACTAGCAGATCTAATTAGAATCTCTTGAATTTGTTCTGTAGTAATACCATCTTCAAACTGGATACCACTATTCATCTCCACTTGTGAAGCAGAGACGCCTGAGAGACCGCTACATGCCTCTTCAACCATCTTGTGGACCTTATCCAGGTTCAGGGGTTCAACAGAGCCGTCTCGCTTCTGTACGTTGATCATACTCGTTTCCATTCGTTCAGTTTAAGTTGTGCTTCTAGTCCGCTGTAAGTGTTCGATTCTACCAGAGATTGTACGTCATGTCCAGCGAGTGCCATGTCGTTCAGGTCTTTCTCTTTAATAGATTTGGGGAAGATTACTACCTTAGCTCCTGCCGAAATTGATGCTTTAATTTTAGCAACAATCTCTCTTGATCTAGGTTCGTTGTCGTAGGCGTATACGAATCGATAATCAAAAGAGCGGAGGTCAACATCGCTACCACACATAGCAATAGCGTTGGTAAGGAAATGACTGTCAAAGGGTCCTTCTGTGACATATACTTCTTTACTGGGGTCAATACGGTCTAGTCCATACACTTTAGGCATAGACTCATCTAACATAATAGTGATGTATCTAATCTTAGCTTTAGGGGCAAGAGATCTTCCTTGGAAACCAAACATGGTTCCATCTTTATCCCGTAAAGGGATGATTATTCTGGCACTATCTTGGCGAAGAGTATCAAATGTTTTCTTCTGACGATTAGTCCAGTCCTTGAACTTTGGACAGTAGTAAAATAAATCTAGGTCTTCAATTTTTCGACGCTCAAGATAGTCTCGGGCGGGGTGTTCTTTATTTAGTTCGGAAACGGGTGTAAGATCTACTACATTTGAGGTTTTAAAAACAGGAGTCTTGAAGTCAAACTTCGGACTCGCTGTCTGTGTACCCTTACCCGTCAGTCCTTCTTTGTATCTCTCCATGACATACTGGTCATGAAGCATAGGACTTTGGTCTTTTAGAAAATTAGTGAACGTTCGCCCTACTCCACAGTTGTGGCATTTGAACACGAAGTCGTTTTTGATCTTGAAAAAATACCCACGAGCTTTGTTCTGGTATTTCTTAGAGTCTCCACAATAAGGGCAACGAAAATTATACGTTCTATCATTTTTCCTTACAAACTTATTAAGTTGTGGAGAAACCAGTTGAATATATTTGGTATCAAGAAAGCTCACGGACGACTGGATTCACTAGATCCATACTAACAGAAGATCCAGGAGCAGTCAAGAGTCTGACGATAGGTGGGACCACTTGTAACACTGCCACAAGGGTAGCAAGCACAGCACCAGCACCAATAACAAACTTGGCATTGGTATCTACTTTCTTCTGGAGAGTAGAAACTCTCTGGTGCATTTGTTCGTGGTCCTTATCCACCTTGTCTTTCAGATCCTCAATCATTTTGATGATGAGTTTATCTGTCCGTTCGCTTTCTTCCAAGCGTCCTTCATGACGCTCCAAGATTATAGCAATCTTATTGCTATTTTCCGAGATAGTACCAACTGCTCGCTCAAGTTTGTCGAGCATTTCTTTAGACAGGTCTTCATAAATATCGAGTTTGCTTTCAAGGACCGCTAACTTTTGAAGACCGAACGCCATTAGTTGTTCCTGATAGCGAAATCTAAAGCAGACTGATAAGTAACAGCATCTTTGTTAAGCATGTAGCGGAACTGCTGTTGCTTGGGTTCATCCAACTGAGCATAGGTAGCAGCGATACGCTTGGCAGAGAAAGTATCTAGGTTCTGCTGGGTGCCGTCACCAAAAGTAATCTTGGCAAAGGAAGTTTCACCGTTAGGATTTAATTCTGAAGTAGCAACATTCAAAGCAACTTCAAGAGCATCAGTAGTTTCAAGAATCATAGTGTTGTCCATAGTAATTTCTTCATTCTTTTTCAATTTCTTAGTCTGGTCATTCGCTTTCTTCTTGAAATCAGAAAGACGTGCCTTCATAAGTGTGTCCATTTCTTTCGTCTTGGACTGCATCTTCTTCTTAGCGTCATCACGCTTCTTCTGAAGATCCTTAGCACGGTTCAGTTTTTTCATCTGACCGATCTGCTTTTGTGCTCTCTCAGTTTCTGAGGGCACAGCTTCAGAAATAATTGTTTCTTCTACCTGTTCTTTCATTTTCTTACGTTTAGTGATACGAGAGAGCATTGATTTAGCGCCCTTAGTTCTACCATCAACCTTATCCGAGCTCTTATATGTCCTACGCTTCTTAGTATTAACAAACACAAAAGCAGGGGGCATAGCGAGACCGCTACCATCACCTGCCATCATTTCATTCAAATTAGATTCAGTTGCTTCAGACATTCTTGGTTAACATCAACGTTTAAACTTTCGGGTAATCTATTTAAGAAAAGCATAAATGCTTTTAGAATTGACCAATACGTCGCCTCTATCTTAAAAAAGAGTAGAGGCGTAGCAGCATCGTCAAACACATTATACATCACAATGATGTGATTTAATATAAGGTGGGTTTTCAATTCACCAGTGGTATCATACCGACGAAGTAATCTTTTGATATACTTAATTCTATTTAGATCTTCTTCAAAGTCAGTATATGTAACTGACGTTGGATTATCATAATGTTTAATAGCAAACATTACCCAGTTTTCGTGGGTCAACTCATCAAAGATCATAAATTATCAGACAGTAACTGTTACAGCAGCGGTATCAGAAGTGACTTCCTTAGCACCGTTGCTTGAAGTGATCTTGACTCTGTAATCACCAGCATCGGCAGTAGTGACAGCACCAACATCATAGGTAGGTTGATTAGCACCGATGTTATTCCAGCGTCTACCAGACTTCTTCTGCCACTGGTAAGTGAGAAGAGAAGCATCTCCAGGTGGAGTAGAGATAGCATCAACAACCAGACTTAGAACAGCACCATCAGCAACTGTAGTATCAGCTGGTTGAACATTAATTGTGATTAGAGCGGTGATGTCAGCAGCGACATCATCATCAGCGTCAGCAACATTAGCAGGAGCACTCTTGAATGAGGTCAAGTGCTGTGCTTTATGACGGGTTCTACCAGAAGCATCAGTAAAAGTCATATACTCCCACCAACCAGGAGCGGTAAGACCACGTGACTTGTTCTCAGCAAGAGTTGCCTCAGTTTCATCGATGAATACTACTCTACGGGCAGCGGTTGAATAACCCTGAGCACCTTGAACAGTGCTGTCGCCATCAACGATCAGGGTATTATCATGATCATACTTATCAACCGAATCCTTTACAGTTGTATTAAGTACCTTTAAACTTTGAGCGTCTGTTTCAGCGCGACTATACAGGGTCATTGGATATTTACTCCAGTGTTGTTACTTTTCTATTATGTATTTATAAAAAAAGGGGACCTTAGTCCCCTCAATATCATTCAGCAGGTTCTTCTTCTCTAGCGAGAATTGCTTTCTCAACTACAGCAAGAAGTTCATCATCCATTGTGGTCTTAGTTAGAGTGACTGCCTTCTTAAGAATAATAAGACAGAGTTCAACTAGTTTCTCACCGAGTTCTTCGTTGTCGGGAATGTTAGCGACAGCATCACGTACAATTTTTGATGCTAGTGGGAGTAAAAAGGCGAGCATGATCTTAGAGCATAGTGCATGAATTATTTATTCTTGTTTTTATGCTTCCATGCTGTGGCGTAAGCAATACCTTCTTTATCCTTAGGATAATTCTTCTTGATATGCTTCACCATTCTTTCATACTTTTTTCCAGGAGGTGCTACCTCCTCTAGATCAACGGATTCTTTTTGCTGAGAAGTAAGAGCTTTAAGAATATACTTCTTGTTCTTCTTTTTGTCTTCTTTATCTTTAGGGGCACCGTCTTCAATGCTAGGCATTACTTCGACAGATGCCGAAGTCACTTTTTTTCTTCTTCAATCTCCTGACGAAGTTCTGCTTCTTCCTTCATCTTTTTCTTAGCGCCGATGATAGCAGAAACTTTCTTACGACGTGAGTGAAGATACTTGTCAGACTTGTCTACCTTACCGTCATTATTAATATCCTTGTCCTTTCTGTCAGCATGGTCACCTTTAAGTTCCTTGTGGTTGACAGCATCCAGTTTCTTTTCAGTAAGTTCCTCACCTTCTGGTTCAAATCCTGCCTTGACACAGTTGTCAACAGTCTTGCCACCCTTCTTCTTAGTGCCAGCAAGCTTGTATCCCTTCCAACATGCCTTGCCATCAAGACCCTTTGCCTTGCCTTCAATGACATACTCAACACCATTGAGTTCAAAAGTATAAGACTCTTTCTTCATGTCTTTCTTGTCGCCACAGGCACACTTTGCTTTACCACATGACTCACACAATTCTTTCTCCTCACGGGTAACCACCTTCGTGGTGTCTCTAATCTCTGCTCCGAGTGAGTATTTGTTACCAGAACCAGTACGTACATCATTGGCGGGGTCAGGAGCACCAGCGCCTGCTTTAATATCCTTAGCACCTTCATCACCTTTCTCCTCCTTACCTTCTAGTGAGGGGATTGATGTAGCAGCATCAGCACCACCTTCTCTAGTGGGAGACTCAGGACCTTGCTTCTGCTCAGCAGGGATACCTTCCTCAGCAAGATGCTGCCCAAATCCAGCGCCGCCCATCCAGCGACCATACGATTCGATGAGAGCCTTAGAGAAATCATCGTTATGTTTGATATCAGTCGTTGGTTTTTGACGTTCCATTATTTGTAAAGATACTACTTTTCCTTTCTTTATTTATAGTCTCTTGTACTTCACGTATATCATGTACCCAAGCACGGAACATATCGCCACTCTCAGTGATAGCGATAACATAGTTAGGACCAGCACGATGTACCCTCCCTGTTTCTCCCGTATTGGTATTGAACACCAGATCTCCTGGTTGATAAACTTCTTTTAGGCGAAACCGTTGCTGGTCCGCTGTCTTTTTGATGTCCCTAAAATCTTTCATTTAATACCCATAGCTTTTCGTACTTCCATAAACAATTCCATCTTCTTTTCGATGTTCAATGTATCTGGAATGCCCTTCTGGAATGACATAAAATCTGCTTCTGCTGCTGCTTTTCTCATCTTACTTGCTGACATACCAGCGGCACCGTCAGCATCAGGATCTCTTTCACCAGCAGATACTACTTCAATGTTTCTGAAAGTATACTCAATACCATTGTATTTTGTCAACATACCTGTAAAGGAAGGAACTCGATCACTACCAACTACCATGGTAATATTTTCATAGGTTCCTTGTAAATGTTGTAGAACATGAATAGGAGTTTTAATATCAGTATTGTACTGAATGCTCTTAGCATGTTTAGGGAACATCAGTTTCATGTACTTCACTTTTGTTTTAGAATCCAAAGGATTCTTTTTCTTATCTAGAGAATGACTGGTAAAAACCATGTAGTCATCTCTACCAGCTTGCTTAGCAACTGCTTCAATAAGTTTCTCATGTCCGATAGTAGGAGGATTAAACCTACCAAAAGTGAAGACTACTCTGCTCATTTCCCGTCAACCCAGTCCTTTGATACGTTAAAGTTAGCAACACTAAACTGTAAACGATCCACAAGCTTGACTGCTTTAGAGTCTTCATAGATGGCAACGTATCCTTCTGGTGAAGTTACTTTATACCCATTCTCACTTCTCAGGTAAGTTCTAATCTTCTCACCTTTCTCAAGTTTACGAATAAACAGTAGTTTTGCCTGCTGTAATGTAGTATATAGGGCAACGGTTTTCAGTAATTCTTTCTCGTTTGCTTCGATAAAATCCATACCATCATACAGTTTTTTCAACTTACCCGCCTTTGCTTTAGGCGTCTTAACTTTGTCTACTGCTTTTTGTACTTCACTCTCAAAATACTTTTTAAAATCACGTACAAAGTTAGAAGCACTACTAACTCGTCGTCCCTGTCTAACATACGTGTTGAAATAAATCTTGAGTCTTGGTCCTACAGTTAACTGATCGTTTGCTTCGATCTGTTCTTCTATAGTATCTAGAAACTTCGACGTTTGTCTAACAAGAGACATCGATGCTCTCTTCATATTTTTTAATTTTTGTGCTTCTTGCTGAGTGATCAATAGATCTTTACCAAGTTGTCCAGTCTCAGCACTGAGCACCAATACATCATCAGATTTTTTAAGTTTTTTTATATCGTAACCAAAAGTAGCAGACAAAGAATCAACAGTGTTGCCTCTATACGTTGTGTGAAAGACAACACCGATCTTTGCTTTCTTCGCTTTCTCGTAGAGAGCGGATGACTCTGGTATGCAATATGTAATTGTGTTAGGAGTAAATGTGATACATCTCTCCCCTTTGATTGTTTCATACTTCTTGTCGTCTGTGAACAGAAGATCCCCTTGTGCCACCCCATTAATACCAAGGGCAGGAAAATACTTAAGGGCATCTTTCAGTTTAGAAACAAGTCCAGGAGCATGACCATGATTTACATCAACGTCAGTGTCTCTAAAATTAATCTTAGCATTTTTGTTGAACACCGACTTGGTGCCTACAAAAAATCTTGTTGAACCAGGATAGATGCCACAAAAAATAGCAGGAGCACCATCCCATTTCGTAGTAATTTTAAATGTATTTCTTTGTTTGCCACTGAATGTCTGGGCAAGTTCATCCAAGAACATAAAAGCATCCTTGGCACCCTGACTGCCGTCAAGCAAAATGCTATCTTCAAGGTGTTCTAGGTGAGTGTTCTTAGACATCAGTACAGTTTTCCAAAAGGTCCAAAGCGGTCACCCTTCTTCTGGGCGAGGAACGTCATGTCAGTCATGAACTGGTTACGTTTCTTTTCTTTCATGCCCATGAGCATGTCAAGGAAGTACAGTTGCATCATCTTTGACGTAGCAACATGAGTTTCGGTAGCAAGGACGACCTGGAAATTGTTGACTGCATCATCTTCATCGACAACAGTGTCAACCCCCTTCTGCCTCAGTGACTTAATTATCTTAGCATACTCATCCTGTACCTTGGTGAAGTCCGTGAGACTCTTTGGATACTGTCCATGCTTGTTATCGAAGCGGACACCATAGTCAATCATTAATTTTTGTACCATATCAACGGGTGCCTTACCTAGGCGAGCAGCACCTGCTCCCTCTTGTGTAGGTTCCCACTTCAGATTAGAGAATCCAGAACTATCATTGCCTTTGATCTGAAAATTGTATACAGACTTAGGTGCTTTAACAAAAACTCTGGTGTCTTGTGTACCGAATGAGGTAACACCTTTTTTATTTTTACCTAGAGATAGATCAATTTTGATTTTATCTATCTCAAAATACATCTCTTTATACGAAGCAAAGTCTGCCTCACTGAGATTGACTCTCTCATATCTTGCTTCGTTACCAGAAATTTTCTTGAGTGATACACCAACCACAATGTTATCTCTAAACAAAGTTCTTAGAATAGCATTTAATTCTTGAAGTGTTTGACTCTTACCACCATCAATAAGATCTTCAATCATTTTAATTGTTTTATTCTGATCTTTAATCAACCAGATATCAGCAGGGTTCCAATTATCTTTTTGGGAAATTTGATACTTTGTTCTAACCAAGTCTGTAACCCATTTCATAAACCCACCATCACGAATAAACTCCGTGAATCTAGGACTTGAATATTCAATCAGCATAGTTTTCTGCTGTTTGTAATAATCATCTAACCAGGAATCATCAAACTCTAATTGAGACAGTTTCCAAATACTTTGTAGTGCTCGGTATGCTTGAGTGTCTTTTCTAATATCTTCAGAAGAATTATATCTTTTATTATTCTTGAGAACACGTTGTAAAATATAAGCAGATCCACGTTCTTGAGCAGCAGTAGTCTTAGCATCTGGTTGTCCACCAGCACCTGTCTTTCCTGTAATTTCAAAGACTACTTTTTTGTTATCAACATCAATTTGATACTTATCTTTGCCAGATACACCACCAGGGTTTTTAGAAATGACATCATCTAACATAGATTTGTTCAGATAGATTTTGTAAGTGCCTTGTCTGTTAGTAGGCCACTTAAATCCACTATCATCTTTCTCTGGTCTAAACCAACCAGATGTAGCAACCTCTTCTAAAATAGTTTTCAATGCTGCCTTAGCAGGATTGGGCACTGGAGATACTATCTGAGATATATTAGCAGGTTGTTTTGCCATAAAAAAATCCTCCCCTAGTATTTAGGGGAGGTTACAACGGAAGGGGTGGGATTCGAACCCACGGATGCTCTCACATCGCTAGTTTTCAAGACTAGAGCCATCAACCACTCGACCACCCTTCCTTAAGTATTCTTTTTCTTGTTCGTATGGATGCTTTTGTTGAGTCCAGATCTCATATCCTTCTACAAGATCTGGAATCAACCACTGGTCCACCCGATAGCAATACTTCCAGTTGACAGGTTGAATACAATTCATCACGACAACTTGGAAGAATGCTACTAGGTGAATCCAGAGACTATACACCGTATTTAGTCCATAGTTTTCGGATGTTCTGAGTGATTGGCATACCACTAGAGTAAGTCTCTAGCAGTTCCTCAGTCTCTTCATCAATGATGATGAGAACAGGAGTAGCAGTCACACCATACTTCTTGGCGAGAGCAATGTTCTCTTCTGGGATTGGTTCATCGCTGAAGTCCTCTAGTTGAACTTCTTCAATGAGTTTGGTACGCTCGTCTTTAAGAGCATTAAAGTATCTCTTAACGAGACCACAAGGACCACAAGAGTCCTTAGTAAACAGAATAAACTTAGCGGTCACAGGTCACCCTCCTGACGGTTCTCGGAATAGTAGATGTCGAATTGTCCACCTGGATACCTACTCTCAAGTTTCGTGACATTACGTTCGATAACCTCTTCGAAGGACACACCCAGTGCTTGGGTTGCTTGTGCTACGTACCAGAGAAGATCACCCAGCTCAATAATAAGATGTTCTCGATTGGCATCATTCCAAGGTTTACCTTGGAACACCATCTTCTTGATGATCTCAAGAAACTCACCACCTTCAGCATTAATCCCAACGCCAGCAGTAAGAAGACGCTCGATATTGGCACCCTTTCCATCAAGTTCAACAAGACGGTCAGAAAGATATACAAAATCTTTTGAAGCATCACTCGTTACAGCATCAACGAACTTTTCATAACGAGAAAAATTAATAGTCATATTACGAATTTAGAGAATTTATCGAGGCGGTTTTGTTTGGAAGAAACATCTTCAAAGGTTTCAAACGTGTCTTCATCTTCTGTATCGAGGATGTCAACGCCGTCTGAATCCTCAACATTATAGAGCTTCATCTTCGCTCTGTCAATACCCACTGTGAAACGTCGGTAGAATGTAAGATCGTTGTATCGATTCTTAAGTTGCTTAACCATAATTCTGCCAGACTGTTCAAGCTCTTCGGTACTAATGAGAGCAAACATAAAGTCTGCTGTGGCAGGAAGACCAAAGGATTCAGAAGTGTCGGTGAGATCAACGTCACTATTACCAAAACCACTCCTAGTAGTTTGAGTTGCTGATACGACTGGTACGTCGTTCTCAACAGCCAGACCCCTGAGTTCTTCTGCAATTGCTTTAACGTAAGTGTAAGAGTTGACAATGTGACCCTTGTACCTTGACGAGGCACAGATATTTAGATAGTCAATGAAGACGATATCTGGTTTGAAATACTTCTTCAAAGACAGTTCATTCAACAGTCCCTTGAAGTGTCCAGCATGAGCAGAAGCAGTAGGATACTCTTTGATGATCAAACGACCCTGTGTCTTCCTACCAATCTCAGCAACCCTAGAGGTAAAAATCTGCTCAGGGATAGAACCAATATCTTTAATGTTAACGTTCAGAAGGTTAGCATCAATACGTTCAGCAATCTTTTCCTCAGACATCTCCATAGTGATGTAGAGAACGTTCTTACCTTGGGACAAACATGCTGCTGCCATGTGACACATGAACAGAGACTTACCAACACCAGTACCAGCAAGGGCAACGTTTAGTGTCTTGTTAGAGAGTCCACCCTTGGTAACAGTATTGAACTTATCAATGTCAAATGGAGTCTTATGTTCCTCCATATGATAGAACTCATAGCGTTCCTGAACATTCTCAACGTAGTCGTGACCTACATGTTCATCGAACGATACTGCCAGGGCCTCCTGTAGGATCGAGGGGATCGCATCCTTTGATACTTTTGATTCACCTCCATCCGCAATCTTGATGGATTCGAGTAGAGCGAGATAGATTGCTCTGTCCTTACACCACTTCTCTGTGGTGTCAAGTAACCACTGGTGTTCAACTGGCGTTTCCTCAAACGACTTGAGAGTTTGTACCGCCAGGTTGTACGCTTCTTCGGTAATGTCCTTACGATCCTGGAGGTTGATGATAAGAACCTCCGAAGTCGGGACAGTATCATAGTTACTAGCGAAGTTCCAAACTTCTTCATAGATGATACGTTCATGATGATCTTCAAAATATTCAGGTTTTACAAAAGGTACTACCTTACGATAGTACGCTTCATTGAACAGAAGATTTCGGAGGATAGATAGTTCAATTTTCTCACTCATCTTCTGTGCCATACAAAAATTCTTTACGTGCTTGTTCGTCTAGTTGTTCGAGGACTTCGGGGGTGAAGTAGAGTTCTGGTTCTTTGAGGATTGCTTTAGCGTAGATTTTCTTTCCATCAATCTCATAACGTCCAGCAACATTTTTCCACAACCCTGCTCGCTCGCCCATCTCAAGTAGTCCATAGTGTCGTTGTAGTCCTCTAGCATCAAAGAATAGTCGTGTCTCCACCTTCGACCCTTCACGGGTCAAACGGGACTTCTTCGCCTCACATTTAATAATGTTTCCGACCAGATCGGTTCCTTCCTTTTCTTTTTTCTTAGAAAGGAAAACGATGGTAGAAGCGGAATACTTAAGACCAACTCCTCCTCCCATTTCTTTAGTCGGGACGTAAGATCCGATAACATCATAAGTGTGATTGGTGACTAGCATTGGAATGTTAGCCTTGCCGAGCTTCAAAGTCAAGACTCGGAAGGCACCTTTAATAAGCTGTGATTTCGTCATGTCACGAACCTGCTTATCGTTTTGGATGTCCTCCATCTCCTTAGAAGACGAAAGCATCCCAAGAGAGTCTAGCACGAACATCAGTGGTTGACGCTCGTCTTTAGGTTGTTCTAAGTATTTGTCTACGATCCTGATCGCCTGGGTCCTGAACTCCTCAATGGTATCTACAGGCATGATGATCATACGATCCGAGTCGATGCCACGACTCTCAATCATGTCCTTAGAAATGGCAGACTCAGTTTCAAAATAAATGACTCCAGCATCAGGATTAGAATCAAGGAAAGAACGAACCACACTGAGGCAAAAGAAAGTCTTGCCCGTGCCCGATTCTCCTGCCAAGGCAGTAATTTTATTGGAAGGAAAACCTCCGTAAATCGAACCACTAACCAAGGCATTAACCATGTAGCTGCCAGTGTCAATGAAAGATTCAATATCGCCAGCAGCAATCCCGTCGCTAACAAAACTAGCGTACTCATTCTTGCTGTCCTTAATAACAGTATCTAGGAAACCCATAATTAGAAAAATGATAAGAGTGAAACAGACCGCTCGTAGTCCCAACCAATACATTCTAGCACGTTCTTGAGCGGTTCAAAGAACGACTTCTCAAACTGTTTGTTGAAGTCTACATACTTCTCAACGTTGAACTCAGGTGGGAGATTTTGGAAGAACGAGATTACATTTTCTTGGATGGGGTTGGGAGTCTTGAGGTAGAGAAACTTGATCTTCTCTCCTTCTTGGATAAGAGGGTACTTGTGAGTAAGTTTATTACGGCTAACATGGTGATTGTACAGTAATGCACCTCGGACATGAATAGGTGTACCCTTTGAATAGATGTCCGCCACAGACTTGTATTTCTTGAGACCATTTACACCTCGGGGAAAAGCAATGTTTACACAATCTTCTTTCTTCGTGTCTTCCTTGACCCTATCAATATAGTCAATCAACACATCATTGTCTTCGTTAATAATAATCTCATATGCTTTGAGCAGTTTATCTCGGAAGTATGCTGGAGTAGATGACCTAGCAGTCTCCATACCACAGATCTTCATCTTAGGTTCAGCATAGCGGACACCTTCACTGTCCCATACGTTGAGAATGTATCGCTTCTTGGCAGTCCAGATAGCACGGTCAGCGATGTTCTCACGCTTCATCTTCATTTTTTGTTCATATGCCGAAACGTAATTCGCAAGTTCCTGATAACTGGACTCGATGAATGGTTCCAACTTTTCTTGACAGATCTTGTCAAGTATCCCCACAATTGCTGTTTTGTTGCCAGACTTAGCACTAAAAAATTTATCAACAAGAGGTCCAAGATTAAGATAGATTGAGTCGGTATCGCTAGCGATGACATAATCGACATCCTCCGTTTGTAACAGTTTATTTAGATATCCGTTCATCTTGTTCTCAATCCAACGGATCGAAAGTTGACCAGACATAGTGATTGCTTCAGCAATCTCTAGTCGATAGTAACGGAAGTGTTCATTGCCAATGGCACCATAGGCAGAGTTAAGTTGAATCTTACGTGCCATCTGAATGTTATTACAGCGGGCGATCTCTTTCTTCAGTTCAGTGCTGGGTTTCTTCTCGTACTCCTGCTTCGCCTTGAGCATACGCTTCTTATAAATGGTACGTTCCTGATAGATCTTGTCCATTAATTCAGGCAAGAAACCACGCTTCGTTGTATCATAGTATGTACCATTGGCACACAGAGTCTTACCCTCCATGTAGGAGATATCAATCTCATTATTCAGGAGTCGATCGACCGTCGCCGTTGGGTGACGATGGTCAAGTAACGTCTCTGGCGAGAGGTTGTACTGCATAATGAGGTGAGGGTAGAGCGAGTTGAGGTCAAAACTGACCACCCAGTCATAAATTCCTGGAATAGGTTCTTTGACATACGCCCCAGCGTACTTGTTATCTTTCCTGCTTTCATGTTTGGGAGGGATTACTAGATTACGTTTGGACAGATAGACATAGATGATGTTGTCCCACATACGTACCTGTGAATACACATCTTCAAAGTTCACCTTAGCATCATATGCCATGGTGATGGCAAGTTCAATCAACTTCATCTTGTCATCCAGCTGGTCAACCAGGCGAACGTCAACGATGTTGTAGTCCACGAACTTCTTCCAGTCCTTAGTATAGAACTCCTTGAAGGTATCGTACTCACTGTGATCAAGTTTCTTAGCACCAAGTTCTACAGAACAGATATGATCTAGACGGTAGGACTCTTGGTTAGTATAAGTAAACTTCTTATACAGTTCCAGATAATCGAGGCAGGAAATACCACTGATGTCATAGGCAATCTGCTTACGACCTTTAATGTAGATCTCACGGTAGAGAATACTCTTCCAAGGTGAGATCATCTTGGATTCTTTCTCACCAATCACACGCTCGATACGTTTGATGATGTACGGGATATCGAACAGTTGTACGTTCCAACCCGTGATCACATCAGGGAAGTTAGAAATCCAGAAGTGAAGGAATGCCTTCAGCAGACCCACCTCGGTCTTGAACTCAAGGTAGTCCACGTCAGGGTCTGTCGCCTGATACGGGCGAGAACCAAACACAGTGATACGACCAGTGTGAGAGTCCTTCAGGGAGATTAGAAGAATCTCCTGATCGGCAGTCTCGATGTCAGGGAAACCATTCTCAGCACCAGTCTCGATGTCAATAGTAAAGATACGAATCTGGTTCATATCAAACTTCATCTCATCCCAAGGATACTCCTCAAGGATGTACTGGTTATTGTATCGTGTCTGACCATACACAGGAAAGTCTGCCATCTCCTTATGGGTCTCGACAAACTCTTTCGCATCTTTAATAGTGCCCTGCTTGACAGGACGTACACGCTTGCCATCGAGTGTCTTCCACTCAGAAGGTTTATTGGTAGGCAAGAACAGTGTCGGGTTGAACTTCACCCGATCACTGAACTGCCGACCATGGTCATAACCACGAACCAGGATAGTGTTCCCAGACTGTTGAACACTGGTATAAAACTTCATTCCGTCTCTTTGTCTTTCAGGTCATAGTAAAGTGCCGAGTACATGGCGCTAGGATCACAAATCAAAGTAATGTCTGATGATCTAACAACCAGTTCTCGATCGTCGCTGAACTCGGGAAAGGGCACTGCCCCATCCCGAGATACCTCACAAGGGTATTTTAGCACACAGTCAGGGTCACCGAACTCGACGCCACCCAGTTCCTCAATCTCTGCTACAAGCCAATGCCCGTCAAACTTGAGGAGTTTAATCATACTACCTCAGGGACAATGGCAGGTTCTTCAACCTGTTGGAAAGGTTCGGCAATAGGATGTTCATCAGTGTTAGCACCAACGCCAGCAGTGTTAGGAATAGCACCACCCACTGCCTCTTGAATAGCTTCTCGCTGTGCTGCCGAGTTCTTATCTTCCTGCTGATCTACTTTATTTCGATAAGCTTGTGCCAAACCAGGATCAGGAGTTCCAATAGTTAGAATACCATCATAAGGAATACGATACTGATTATCCAAAGAATATGGACACCACTTACTAAATTTAACTTGAAGATCTCGGGATGGATCATCTGTGTTAGGAACACTAATTAATTCAAGTTCATAAGGGAAATTCATAACAAGACAAACACCCTTACGTTCTTCACCCTCTCCTTCGAATACTTCTTGTAAGATAGTAATCAATTTATCACCACTCTTAAGAACTACAATAGATGGTTGAAGTTCAGCAGGTTGATTGTTTTCTTCAGTCATTGTTTTTGTTTCTCCGTTTTTTCTCAAGTTTATATGCTTCAAATTCCGCTTCATTTAATAGTGGATGGAGCGGTTGTACTAGACCAATGTATGTATCATACACATGCCAAGTAGGTTCTGCTACAGCAACGATATTTTCAAATGCAATTCTGAATTCTCTAGTAGAAGAAAAAGGACTCCAAGCAAAGAAATTCATTGAAGGTTTTTCAGGGTCATCTGTAGCGATGACCTTCATTGCCATAGGCATAGTGACAACAAAGCACAAAGGATTGCCTTCGGTATCTTTCAATTCTTCTAGACCAGCAATTATTTGCTCTCCAGTAGTTAGATGTAGTATGTTAATAGACATAATTAATCTGTGCTCACGTTATTATAGCAAAAAAACACAGGACCCACAAGGGGTCCTGTGCCAATATTTATTCTGTCAGCAGTTGCTTCTCTGGCGGTCTTCCACCAATCTCATACACTGTCTTCTTCTGATGATCTGGGATAATTTTCTCCAGCGAAACACACAATAAACCGTCCACAAAATCTACATTAGTCACTCTAACATCATCTCCTAGTTGCCACGTTCTAGTGAACGATCTCTTCGATACTCCCTTGTGTACATACTCGACTTTAGGATCCGTCTTTGCATGTGTCGTGGCAATTCTGAGAATGTTTGATTCAGTAGATACTTCAATCTCCTCTGGTTTAAATCCTGCCAGAGCGATTTGAATTTCGTAATTACTGGTGTCATGTTTGATTAGGTTATACGGAGGATAGTTCTTATCATGATGTGTCATAGATTCCAATCTATGGAACATATCATCCAAACCTACAAAATGAGGGGAGTAGAGATCCCACTGGTAAGTGTTAGTCATTATAGTTCTCCTTAGTTAAGCGAGAGTTAGTTGTGTGGACCCTTACGGCATCCACTACTAATTATAATGGCACATAAAAAAAGTGGGGTGTTGTATACCCCACTGATATGTTCGGTTTATACTTCAGTCTTCTTACGACCGATATTGTATTTACTTTCAAGCGTCCATTCATCCTTCTCTTTGAAGGCAAGGACTTTAATTTGATTAAGTGGAGCAACGTCAGAAATTTTATCGCTCTCCACTAATGAAACAAGACCCCAATCAGAAAGAAGTTGGATGATCCTGTTCCGTCTTTGAACATCATTCAATGAAAGATTTGTGCTCTTTCCATCGAGAGCAAACAATTCTTTAAAGTGAACAATGTAATACTTTCCTTGCTTATGAAGGATATGACACGACTGATATAGCTTTCGTTCTTTTCTGGATGCTACACCAATACGTGTAAGAGTTTCTCGAACCTTGAGGAAGTCGTCAGGTTGTCCCAAGGTAACCTCCACCATATCGGTAGGTTGCCAAGTTACTTCAATTTCTGTGCTCATTTCATGCCACCTTTATTCAATGTCTTTCTTATAGAATCAAGTTCCTCTTTAGTGAGAATGTTTAAAGCTTCTAATGCTTTATTATGACTGTAACCATAATATTGCTTTACAAGTTCTAACTCTTCAAGAGTTTCCTTGCGTAACCAGGGAGTGAAACGTTTCCTCGGTTTCAAACTATTTATAAAAAAGTCATACTGTAGTCTTTTATCGAGATGAGGATTCTTATTCATCTCGTTGGCATACAGAATGGTATCAGTAAATGATGACAGGCACTTATTAATAATAAAAGGTGGATACTTTCTCTCCACCTCAGGGTCATCCTTAAGGATATTCTTCTTAGATTGGTTTATGCTGTACAGGTAGTCTTTGAGTTCCGCCATTCCAGTGTCTGATCACTCCGCTAATAATAAAAAGATTAGTAATGAAATAAGTGAGAAGTATAATAGTCCGTATGATAGCAATGTAATCTGCTTCTCTTTCATCTCGCCCCTCCTTCTGTCCAAGTGCCTTCGCCCACAGTCTCCACATTACTTGAATACGGCAGTGACACCAACGACCTTAGCATTAGGGTTACGAGCGAGAGCAACCTCACGTGCTTCCTGATAATCACGGGCGATGACTTCTTCCTTGAAGACCTTGCCAGCAACGTAGAGTTTGACTTCACACTTCATAGTTCATAAGGACCAGTTCAGTCCTGCTTGCTTGATCTGTATTATAGGACCCCACGGACCTCATGGTGTAAGTGTGTGCAAATTCTGCTACTGTCCACCCTCGGAACCTCTCTTTAACAAGTTGAGACGAATTGTAAGAAACGAGCTGACGAGCGATGTAACGATCACAATCGGCAGCAAAATCATCATGGGAAAAGCATTTGTGCATACTACCTCGCCTTCCGTATAAGTTAGATTTAATATCGTAGGGAGGGTCTGAATAAATGAAGACTCGTCGATCGTCGGTAAAGAGCTTTTCATAATGTAAGTTAGTAATCTCCCAGTTGGCAATTAGTTTTTGATACTCTGGCAGTCTGTCGATTCCTGCCATTGAGAAGTTGCTATCGCTTGCTTGTTTGGAGAAAGAACTTGATTCGGTGAGACCCGAGAAAGAACACTTATTAACCACATAGAAGGAAACAGCACGATGGAAATCTTCAGTGTCTTCCACAGGTCGTTCCAGATATTCTTTCGCACTATCAAACAAAGTTCTGGCAGATGCTGGATCAATGTGTCTTTGTTTAAGTTGGACAAGTTCGTCTCTAAGTGCTTGTCCATGGTCTTGTAGTTCTCGCCAGAAATTATAAAGAGGTTCGTAGAGATCGTTGACAACGATATTCAAATGAGGATATCGTTTAGATACTTCAAGTGCCATAGAACCACCACCTAGGAATGGTTCACGATACTCATCGTAGTCTTTTAGATCAGGAAGATATTGAAACAGTTTACTCAGGGCACGACTCTTCCCCCCTGGATAGCGAAGGGGAGTCTTCAGGGATTTCAAAGTTTGGGGCATGATATTTAAGGTATTCCCAAAAGGTTAACTTTAATTGTTTCTGTGTCATGCCACAATGAGCGGCAGCAGCAGGTAGATTCATTGTAGCATGAAACAAAGCTTCGTGTGCTTCTGCTACGTTTTCTGGTGTGGTCTTAACTTTCTCCGACAAGTTCAATG